TGCCACACCTCCTGCGGATCAGTGAGCACTTCCGGTAAAAATGGAAGATAGGGAGTACGGATTAGATCCATATGATCTATCAGCACTTCCGCATTCACCACGATATCGTAGCGAAAGCCGTCTTTAGCAGTGAAGCTGTATATCTGTTCTTTGCCGCCGATGACTTTTTCAAGAGCAGCTGTGGCAAGTTGCGAGTCGGTTATCTTGGCACCCATTGATGCCACCGGGCTATCTGGCGCCAAGCGGTCAGCAAGTCCAAAGGTTGCCCAGTTCCCAGGGGTGAGAACTTCCCATGCATCTGCTTTCATCCCCTGGTATTCAGACATTGCCTTTTGTGATAGCTGCTTTCCCCAGGCGGCTTTTCCGGGGTTGTAATCCCAGCCGGGGTCTATCCCTTTCGGCACCTTGCTGATCTCTCCGGTTTTGCGATTGACGTAATCATAGGTCTCAAGCTTCGGAGCTTTTGTCCTGATCGGTGTTCCAGAGTCTTCAAACTCAGCCTGCAGCTCTGCCAGTTCTCTTTCAGAAACTGTGGTCACGCCACATTTACAGCCCCAGCCATTTCTCGGAGTGTGGGTCTCCCAGAATGGATGATCATAGGGCAGGACTAGGTTGTACCACCGTATGTGCTCTTCTCTGGGGTGGGCTGACCTTGAAGCCAGGTACCGCAGATAAGGCCTTGCAGCCAGCACGGCAGGATCGTTTCTCGCTTTATAATGTCCGGCGTCATAGGCAACAGAGAGATTGGTATCGTAAATCACTGCTGATCGCCAATTCCGACCACCCTTGTAGTTCCAGCCATGGGTCTCAACGATTGAATCAAAGTCTTTGCGAAATTCAGCAAGCGTCGTTCCCTGGCTGATTGCCCTGTCCACAGCTTTTCGAAGATCACCGACAAGTTCCGCTTTTGTGGCTCCTGCAACAACAAAGGCCCGGCTGTGCATCCCTTTCCATAGATCATCCCAGGATTCTGTCGGCAGACTCACTTTCTGCCTGAAAAAAGAGATGGCATCCCGAAAAGGCAGGGACAGGTATTGTGCGGATGGGCCTCTCACCACAGAACCTTGTTTAAAAGTTGTTTAAATTTTCCTGTATCAAACGAACAGGCGCTCTCTTGTGTGTCGGGGCAAGACACTCTTGAAAATCGCTTACAGGGCATTCTCGGGCCTCGCGTCAAATTGCCCGGATTGATCAGCAAGGACAAATGCCTGTTGCATCACTTTGGCAAGCTCAGCGATATCCATATGGCCATACACATCCAGCAGCTGGTCTCTGAATTCCTCCAAGGTTTCAACTTCTGTCAGCAGCTGCTGTACAGGCTTGAGCAAATCTTCTAAAGATGTCTGGGTAAGCGTGCTTTCCAGAAGGACGTCGACTGGATCAAGTGTTTCTTCCAGTCCACCGGCTACGATAAACTTTGCTTGGTTTCTTTCCTCTGGCTTCTGGCTTCTGACTTCCGGTTTCTGGCTTCTGATACCACCAACCATCTCCTCGTTTCCTTCTCTGTCAGGGATACCAAACGAGCGATTGACAAAGGAACGAGGCATGGGAACACGATCAAGTATGTTGCCTATCCATTCGGACTTTGCGACCAGGTCATCGGGTTCTTCAAACAGAATGGAGTATTTGGGGATAGCCGTGTCCCAGCCAAAATTAAAACCAACCAGCGGTCGAACCAACTGGTCACGTATTGTGGAGGCAACGGCACGGCCATCGGCCCGAAGCAGATCAAGCCGGACTTCATTGTGGGTCTTCGATGCGGCATAGCTTCCTTTCCCATCCACTTCAGCGGTGAGTGTCTGTCCCAGGAGGGCCTTTGATATTTCTCCGTTACAGAAGGAGGCCAGGAGCTTATAGAGATCACCGCTGGCATTCTTCACCGTTTCTATAAATTCAATTTCAGTGGACTTTGAGATCACGCCAGCTGCATCGGTACCAAGTGACGAGATAGCGCTTCTGAGTGCGTTTTTTTCGGCACTGCTTGCGCCCTGGTCATATTTGCCCAATCTGAGCGGCATCCCGAAGATCTCGCAGAAGATTACCCAGTCTTTAATGGCGTAATGCTTAAAAAGAGCCATCCAGGCGGTAACACGGTATATCCCCGTTCGGGTTGGATGGCCGGATTTCCCGCCATACTCATGCATGAGGATCTTCCAGGCAGGGATATCAATTCCCATGGTGTCATCGTCGGTGAGCAGTCGAGGAATTCTGGACAGGAGACCTTTTTCATCGGTAAAGAGAAATCGCTTCTGTTCGAGATATTCAAGTTTTGCGGGTACCGCCTGACCTTCCGATACATCCCAGGTGACTTCCTGAGCTGCATAGCCTTTTCCGATGGCATCCTGCATGGCGACAATAGATTCTTCCCAATCCGCCAAACCATCAAAGGTGTCCCGGACAAAATCAGCGACCTCCTGATCTCGTGCATCTTCGCTGGCCGGTTCCACGTTAAAATCAAGATCAAGGATTACATTTTTGCGCTTATCCCGTTCGCAGAGAAGGTGACCGTCTTTTTCTTCGAGCTGCTCAAAGAGTTCTGCCTGGGATCGCACATCGCCGCTGTCGGCAGCTTTAAAAACTGTGGCGAGACGTTCGGGGGTAAGACCATCGGTTACATATTCCCTGAAAGAGTCCAGCACTGGAGCCACAGCCAGAGGAGCACGTTCCGGAGTCTTGTTTCTGCTGAGATCGATCTGCCGGCCAAACTGATCATAGATGGTTATTGATTTGGCCATTACCAGGCTCCTTTCTTGGCAAAACGACGTTTGCTGACTGATTCGTATTCTGTTTCTCCGCCGCCGTCCTGGTTGGTTGCATGCCAGGCCATAGCACCTGCGATACCCGAATCACCATGCCGCTGATTTTTGTTTTTTGAATTTGTTTTACCTTCCGGCAATCTGCCCACACCCTTGACCACTTTAAATGCACGATGATCTTCTATGATGTCGGCATCTTTAGGCAAGAGAATGGTCTTGTCCTCAAAGGCCGCTTTGTAGCGGGGCATATTCTCCCGGTACCATTTTTCCGAGAGCATGATCTCGCTGATCCGGCTCTCTCCATATTTCTGGGCTGCAACTTCAGCAAGATATTGTCCGTTGCCCCTGGCATCAAAGGAGCCGTGGGTGAAGCGGGGCAGGTGATCGATGATAAAGAAGACAATCTGCTCCTGCTGCTTGAAGGGCATGTTGCGCGGCTCGACAATAAAAGGTGCTGTAAAGCTTGCATTCTGCATCTCCACCAGGGGGATGATTACCGAGAGATCGCCTGTGCGGCCAAAATCTTCACCCAGATAAGATCTGCGCTTAGGATCAAGATTCTCAAGGAGGGGCAGTAGGGTATCTTCGCACCATGCCGTAACCTCTGATTCACGAAGATTCTCTGCCAGGTATTTGAATTCATCTTTTTGCTCATAGCGAAACACTGGCAGTTCATCGGTCATGCAGTTTTCAATCAAGACCCGGCTCAGGAATGATCCTGATCCTTGCGACGGAACACAGAAAAGCTCTTCATCTGCACCTTCTCCATAGGAATCGATCAGATCCTGCCGCCACTCATCTTGTCCAGCCTTTGACCATGTACGTTTCAGTCGCAGGCAGATACGTTTGTAAAAGCCCATCTCAAGAGCATCATCGAGGGTGACTCTATGCAGGGAATAAGGTTTTCTGCCTGAACGGATATCCTTCACAAGCTCATTAAAAGGGTTGTCATCACCATCATGGGTAGAGATAATTCGTACTTCCCCACCCCAGATAAGAAGGGCGATAGCAGCTTTTATAAGTTCTTTTAAATCGTCGTGAAAAGCAGCTTCATCAATGACCACTCTCCCCTGTTTGCCACGCAAGTTAGACGGTCGAGAGGAGAGGGCCACGATCTTATGCCCGGATGAAAAACGGATGCGAAAGGTGAGAATGTCTTTGTCTTTATCCTTTAGTATCTCTTCTTCAACCGCTCCTGCAGCATCATCGTAGAGCAGTGCCCATTTGGCACAGTCATTGATGAATTCTTCGGCCATTTCTTTGTTGTAGCCGATATACCAGACGTCTGACCCTGCTGCCTCAGAAGCAAATAGCGTGTCAATACCTGCCTCTGCCCAGGAGAGACCAATTCGCCGTGATTTCTCAATCACTTTGACCTGGGCTTTATCATCTGCCCATGCTTGTTGGTATAGGAGAAAGACGTGTGGAGTTTCCTGAGTCATGCACCGATTCCTAATATTTGACGTCTGATTTCATCTGCTGTGTCTTTTGTAAGGCCAGCCTTCTTAATCACTTTGTCCACATCATCAGCAACACGCTGCGCCTTCTCCATTTTGTCCCAGCGCTCCAGGAGCGAACCGAGCTTGGAGAGGGTGTCCATTGTTTTTGATGATCGTTTGCTGGGGTGCAGTTCTTCCACCCAGGCAAGCTGCTCTTCAAAGAGATCCCGCAGTCGTTGAATATTGCCTCGCTTCTGCGATCTGGCTCTGTCCCACTCATCCATGGGTTGACCAGGGGCCTTGGTATCATCTTTCCAGCGTTTTAAACTTGTAACAGAGACATCTAGCTGATCACTGATAGAAGAAAGGTTGTGACCTGCCGTGTAGAGTCGCTGAGCCTGCGGAGCCAGGACTGCTTTATCGCCTTTAGTTGCCATCAGCCGTACAGAGCCTCTTCCAGTTGTGCTATTTTGGAGTCCAGGGTAAGCAGCTCTGCCTGCAGCATGACCAGCTCATCCGTGCCGTCGGCAGCGGAGGCAATATCCATATCAGCAAATTCAGCAAGGTCAGGGTCGATGAGAGGCATAATCATCCTGCAAATGTTCAAAGCCTTTTTGCGGATCTTCTCTCTTCGTTCCTGCAGGTCGACGAGAGAGGCTTTCTTTAGCTGACGGTGGTTATTCATTTCCCGGACCTCATAATGGTGTCGATACGATCTACAAGTTTGGTGGAGATTATATTGCTGCGCCGTAGAGTGTCTTCCAGCCTGTTAACGAGTCTTTCATATGCCTCAACGAACTTGATATTGTTGTCATAGTCCGAGCGGAAGGCCCGAAAGCGTTCTGCAGATTCCTTTTCGCTGATCGCCATCTGATGTCGCAGGCTATTGCTGGCATTGACTATGATCCTTGCAGCCAGATATCCAAAAAATGCGGGAGTGACGCTGATAAAGACGAGTACTCCGCCAACTGACCAGCCTCCAAATTTCTCTATAATTGTGATCAAGGCCATGGCCGTTGTAACTTCATGACTCACTTTTATCTCCTTCTTAAAGTCTCGTTTTCCTTCTCACAGAACACACAGCGCTCACATCCCGGAGCCGCGATCCGTCGCGCCTCCGAGATGGTATTCTCGCAATCTATGCAGTGGAAGGCACTGGTTGTAGCGCGTGTTTTCCCTGCTGCTGCACTGATTGCACGACGCCGGAACATATCTTCCTGATCCTGCGCCCGGTCAACATCATCCATTAGCCAACCACACCGTTCTTTTCGATCTTGTGACCAAGGCCAACAACAGTGAGAGCACCGAAACCGGCATTGAGCAGTTCAATTAGCGATCCTGATTGCGCCTGTGCTGCGTCCATATCAACGCCGAGATAATTTGCAGCTACATAGGTGCACAAAAAACCCACAATTCCGATCCACGTTTTCCATCCTTTCATCATGATAAAATCTCCTTTAAAATTGAGTTTAAAGATCTCCGATCATTTGCTGTCTGATCGAGAGGATCCGCTCTACATACTGAATTGTCTCCGTTGCATGTCTCCCGGTTACACTGGGCAGTGCTGCCGCGATATCATCCCAGATGTAGGACAGTTTTGCGCGCCCCTGGGCTTTGATGATGTTTCCAGCACCGGCGTTATAGGCACCGAACATGAAACACAAACGCTCAAGCCCTTCTTCCTTTTTGAAAATGTTCCACATTTTTCTGGCGTAATGGATACCCATCAGAATGTTGATTTGAGGATCGAAGGGGTTGTCTGCAAGCCATAGCTCTTGAGCTACCTGGGCACTTGTTCCAGGCATAAGCTGCATGATGCCCATGGCACCCACAGGGCTTTGTGCCCTTGGATCAAGGTTTGACTCGGCAATTCCCATGGCTTTGAACCACTGCCAGGAAACTTCATCGCCGAAGTAGATATCTGCGTATATTTTGAAATGGTGGTCGTATTTGGATGTGTGGTTTGGCAATGTGCTCTCCAGAGTAAGAATCAGTCAACCTCAGGAAACCGGGACAGGCCATGGCGGAACCTGTCCCGGTTTAGAGGAGGAAGAAATGTGCTGTATGGAGAGAGTTATACGGGATTATAAGAATGGGGTTGAGCGAGGGACTTCGGTGTTTTTGGTTTTGCGGTAAGGAAGAGGCAACCGGCACAGAATCGTACCGGCTGCCAGATGTGGGTTAGAGCCGATCTATTGCAAGGTTAATGGTGTTTTCAACTCCTTGTAAAATCATAACAAGGCCTTTTGTTCCTTCCTCAGAAATACCAAGGTCCATTTTATCACCACTGAAATGCACTGCAGCCTCAGTTATAAAACAGGTAACGGCAGCGGCCCCAGCAAACAGATCCACGGGGTGGTCGGTGTCGCAGTAAGAAAAAACTGCTCCTCTCATTATTTTAGTTTCACTCATGACCTGGCACCTCTCTGTCGGCAGTCAACAGTTCTTTCATACAGCAGACTACGGCTTGTGTCTGTGAGAGCTGATCTGCCACTGACAGCGGGTCGTCACATATGTCTAGCCCATCCCTCTGGAGACTGTGGTGTGCGGTTTCCATCAGTTTTCCTCCTCATTCATCAAGTCAACAATATCTTCCAGCTGAATATATTCCAGCAGAGTGGCGGCGATTCTGCGGTGAGCTCTAAGGTCTTCACCCGCAAAAACTATACGAAACTCTTTTTCCTGCGTATAGCCCCGTGTTTTGGCGGTACTAAGCAATTCACTAATCAGCCAGCCGCTTCTTCGCATAGCTTTCGGCTCATCAAAGCTATGGAAAGCCATATCAGCCAGTACCAGCAGCGTTCCCATGGCATTGCACAGAAACTCTCCATCTTTTTCGATACAGTCTGGATGGCTCATGCATTGCCTCCCATAAAGGGCAGTGACATCTGGCCGCTTTCCTCAAGTACCTTACGGGCACGTTCGACTTTAGTGTGTTTTTTAACTGTGGATTTAGACCGGTTGTACTTCTTTGCCACCTGGGCGGTTTTCATACCGAAGAGGATATCCCGCTTCATACCCTCTGCATCCTCGGCACTGAGCGGCAGGGCGCACATTTTTCCACGTCCCTCGACGTAATATTGCTGCAGCATGAGGAGATCCACTGTTTTGACCATGGTGTAGAGGGCGGGACGGCCTTCGGCATTTGGTTGGAACATTTCCTCAAAGGCGGAGAAGGCACGCATGATCTGGATGGCACGTTCGTCTGCCACTTCACCCCGTAAAACTGCTGAGAGCATATTGAAACCGTTTCGGGTAAATGCGTAGGGAAGTTTTCCGCCAAGGTATGTCAATGACCCTTCAGATTGAAGGGTCTTAGCCTCCTCTTCTGTGAGCTGAAAAACGAAATCTTCAGGGAACTTTTTCAGGTTCCGGCGCATGGCCTGGAGAATTCGATCACTGTCCGTCTGGTAGAATTCGGCAAGCTGTTTGGTCACCATAAATGGCAGACGACCGGGAAGGGTGAGAATTGCGGATTTGATGTTCTGGACTGTCACTTCGTGTTTCTTGTTCATGGTAAAACCTCCTGATATAGGAATTAAGAAATAATCCCCGCCCATTTGATCTCAAACAAAAATGGGCGGAACTGTGTAGGAGTTGAGATACCGGATACCAGGAACCGGCGAGCCGAAGCTCCACCCACACAGCCCGCCCAAAAGTTGCTTGGTCACGCTGGGTGTGGACGTAAAAAAACCGCCAGATTCTGTAGAACAGGTGGCGGTAACGTCCGCCTGGTATTCCGGGATCTCAAACCCGCAAAAGCGATATTTTCGCCTGCAAGGGTAGAGTAGCCTGATCTGGTGGTTTATGTCAAGATTTTCTTTTTTAGCCCCACTATCCATGGTATAGTTGAAGAATGATCACCATAAATATAACAAATGCCGAGCTGATAACCGCTATGGTTGCCCTGGCAGGTGTGGTTCTGGGGCTGCTTAACCTGCTCCTGCTCTACTTCGGCCATCGTCCCTCGTTTCGGCTGCATATCCCTTTTCAACACTATTTCAGCGGCAGGTGGCGTACAGATGATATGGTTGCTCCGCAGGATATGGAGTCTTCCTTTATCAAGGTACTGCTGGATGTGCGGAACAACTCAGACCGGGACAACACCATCATCGCCATGGAGTGTAAGGGCCGGGGCAGACGAAAACGTACGTTCACAAAACTCCCTGACTGCCCGATTATTGTTGGGGAAAAAGCAGCGCCCCCTCTCTGGGAGACCATGGACAAAAAACTCTCCATATACTGGAAGCCGCCCGTGGAGCAATGGGACACGATGATACCCTGCTTTCTGCCGTGTGGCGGGCACAAGGTGCTCCCTGTCTGCTACCGTGTCCAGGGTGATCCCATACCGGACGGGCAGACCCTGCGTATAAAGGTCACAGTGAAAGACTCATACGGCAGGAAATACAGCCAGGTGACTAAAATCACCCATTTAGCCAGCGGTCAATGCGACCGTCAAGCAGACTTAGTCTTATGGGTGTAGGGATCAGCTCATTCCAGATAAAGTTCTTCAACCATTCCAGCCTGGAGGGTGCAAGCTGCTCGCTCACATAGGCCGATCCGTGGACAACGTATATATCTATCCCCTGTATTCTCTCTGCTCCGTTTCTTCTCATTTCACCATGCTCCTGTTCTAAGTTTTTTAAATAACCTCATCTGCTTATCTTCCACGCTATCCTCCACCCGTGCCAGGATAGCCTCCACCCAGCGCACGCTTAAATCAAACCTAAAGGCGATCTCTTTAACCCGTGCGCCACCATCATATTCCTTACGGATAGCATCGTTGCGGATTTTGAGTAACAGCTCCTCAATGCCCCGGATATAGAGGGGTTGGCCCTTAAAGACCTGGGCAATGATTAAGGTTGTCTGCACTCCATGCCCTGGGAGGTATTCTTCCAGACCACGGGCGATAAAGGCCAGATCGCCCGGCAGGTCGTCAATTTCAGGCCAGTATTCTTTTGGGATCTTAACCACCTTACTCATCTCTATTTCTCTCCATCCCTTTCAAGCCAGCTCTTTAAAGCCTCTATAAGGACGTGTAAATCACTGCGATCGCACCAGCGCAGATTATCTTTGCCGGTCATGCGTTTGACATACTTTTGCAGGGCGTAGTTGGCTCGTTCCTTCACCTTGCCTTCATCTGCCAGGGTGATCCACAACGCTACCACCTTCCGCATGGCCGGGTTTTCGTAACGGGGGCTGGTCTTATTTCGTTTACCATTGCTCTGGCCTCGCTTTACCTTCCAGCCCATGGCCTTAAAGTGGAGGAGCAGCTCTATGGTCTGCTGGCGGGTGAGCTGTTTTGTTGATTCCAGGCCGTAGCGGTCGGCGATGAGACCGTATTTGTCGATTCCCAGCTCTTTACAGGCGATATTGATCTTTGCGTATTCGGCTTTTGTGGGTGGCATATCATTCAACTCCTTTCAAGACAAACGATGGTATTTGAGGTTGTTTGCCGCTGTTTTTCTTGTCCCACTCCTGTCTTGCCTTCTCCAACGGGTCAATTCCCCTGGGGGCCGCAGGTCTACTACCACTGGCTTCGCTCTGGCGCACAACCTTCTCACGCCCGGCATCGTCACGATCCGCAAGATCCCAGGCAACCTGTCTCAGGTAATTATGGTTTGGCATGGGGAGCCGCAGCCTGTCCCGCTGCTCTATCATCTGTTCCATGGCAGCAGCCCAGATCCGTGGCGGACAGGGACGGGCAACCCTCCCCTGTACCTGCACATGGCCGCTTGCCGCAAGAGCGGCAATCTCACCCGCCAGCCGTTTGGCTTTTTTCCAGGTAAGGGCACGTTGACCAGGGCGGAACAGCGACAGATAGCCAAGGGTGATTTTAGGCAGAGGAGGCGGCAGCTGCACCACAGCCAGCATGGTCTCACGGCACAGGGCATCGTTAAGCCAGGTCTCGGCACTGGCTATGCTTCCGCATCCGGGGCAGATGAGTTTCAAATCGTTCTCCACTTACACATATTTCCCTTGCTGTCTTTGCACCAGTCACCACGGGCCTTGCGGCACCAGGCTATGGGACAGAGATCTTTTGCTCCGTACGCTTTGCAGCCGGGTAGGGTTACCGGTTTTTCTTTTCTGGTTTTAATCATCTGTCTTATGTCTTCTGGTTTCTGGTTAGCTGGCATCATCAGGCACCAGGAACAACCCTGGCACGATCCGGCAACTGCCGGATTTCGCCTCTTTTATCAACGCTTACAAACTGGTCCGGAGTAGGCGCAGCGCACCAGTAACTCCTCTTCTTCTTCAAGCATTCCGTTATAGTAATCGCACGAATAGGTCACCTTTTTCCCCTGGGTGATCTGTACCCCCTGACAAGGCCCTTCAATGGGACAGGAGGCACTGATGTCGTCGTATCTTCTTATTGCGTGTCGTAGTCTCACTTTTCCTCCCCTGGTGCATTGAGTTCAATTCTTCAATAATTATTTCGGCCTCTGTGGCCTCTATCTCCTGTTCTTCCTCAAGGTACTGCTGGAAATCATCATAGCTGAATTCCAGGTAGCCAAGGGCCAGGAGTAATGCGGTGTTTTTTTTCATTGCTGTTTCCTCCTCTAATATTCCGCCAACTGGGACAGAATGGGCAATTATAATCATATCCGCACAGCCAGCATTTCTTCTGTTTTCTGGCTTCTGATACTTACACCCCAGCCAGATCAAGCCTAATGGTCTGCCACTCCGCATCCTTATCCTCCTTCACCATAAACATCAGATAACTGCGATTCCCGGTGATGGTGATGGCCTCGGTGATAAGATCCATGGCCTCATTCCACTTTTTGTCTCTGATCTGCAGCTTACGCAGGCCAAGGATACGCTTGGTGTCCACGTTCCCCTTCCGATCCACCTTGAAGGCATCAAAGACAACCACCTTGAAGTTATCGTTTGCCCCCTGGCTCCAGCGTTCCAGACAGGCATCGATCTTCTTCTTGGCGAGCTGGAGGCGTTCGTCAAACTCGATTACCTTGTTCACCTTGATCTGGATCCGCTTAGTACCGGAAAACCCGGTGAGCTGATAGTTTCCGCCGGGTGACAGGGCCTCTTCTCCGTTGCGCTCCGCCAGCCAGCCCAGGTATTTATCAATATCTGCAAGGATGGCTGCCTTGAACTTTGTCATGCGGGTTTGCAACAAAAACGCCTGCTTAATCCCCCTTTCAACCAGCTGATCCCGTTTCTTGTCCACCGGATCGATGTATTTCGTGGGGATGCTGTTGCCCTGGGCATCTATCCAGTTGCCGTTCTTGTCCTTAGCTGACATGGGAGCCCTCCTCTATGGCACGGCCTTTGCGCTCAAGATAGACGCTTGTGCGGGAGATAAGCAGCTCTGCCAGATGGCTGAGCTGGATCATATCTGCGTCACTGATAACGGATTTTTCAAAGTTGACATGGCCGAGGCTGTCCATCAGTACCGACTGGGTGACAAGGACATCGTTGCGATATCCGGCGATGATCTGCTCTGCCGGGCCTCCTCCTTCGTAGAGGAAGGCCGCCTTTTTGCGGATGGCGGCAAGTTTCAGGGCGACTTCATCTTCTCCGCCGAGGATTGCCTGGATATCACTTACCTGCCCGAGGATCTGCCTGGCCGCTTCTTTTACCTGTGTATTCATTTTTTAATTCTCCTTTAACTGTTTCTTAAATCGCATTTGCGGCAGGCTATATAGAGCCTGATCGTTGCTGGATTACCTGCACCTTTGATCTTCTGGGCTTTTTCCCAATTGTCAGTGCATTGAGAGGGCTCTATTTCGCCCAATAGGTGACACGTCACCTTTCCGTCATGGCCGAATATGGACATAACCTTCCTCTCAATTGCATCGGTGCTGGCTGGATATTTGTCGTTCAGGACCAGGGAGAGAGTCGCGGCTGAAACATTCAACTCACGAGCGACTTCAGGTCTTCCTTTGGACTCCACATGTCTTGTAAGGATTGCCAGCCATACGTCACTCATTTGCGACCATCCTTTGTTTGTGGCCGTTTTACCTGTTTGTGACCACGGATGAGCAGCCATGTAATTTTACTACCATCTGTTCCGCTTTTACGTACATAGCCATCTCGTTCCAGCATCTTCACATAGATACGAACGGTGTCATAAGCAGCACCGGAAAGACGTTGGATCTGAACAACAGTGAATCGTCGTTTAGTACGGATTAATTGCCACATCTTATCCCTTAACGTCCGCCGTTTTGCCTGCCTTTTGGGAATAGAAAGGGGCTTGCTGAGAATCTTCCAGGTAGGGTTGCGTCTATCTGGTCCGCCCTGTTGGTATTTTCGTTGGGTAGGATTGTCCTGGACTTCTTCCAGGTATCCTTCCCTTACCAATCGATCTAAAACCCTGAGTACTGGTTTGCGTGGACGGTTTGATCCTGTCATCACCCTGGAAAGGGTAACATTGGTTCGCTTGCAGATAATTAACCAAGCTATAACCGGCTCCATTACTGTCATTTGCCGCCACCATTGAGGCAGGATGACAGATGTTCACCTTCCACCAGGTCAAGCTTATTCAGCTTGGCAAGCTTCTCAGCCCGTGCCATCCAGGTGGTGGTTAATCGAAGTTTACCTTGGGACTGTTTGTGGATATACGCAATGACAGATGTGGAGAGTTTCACCTCGCAGATCTGGGTGGCCAGGTCGTTAATTTCTTCTTTGTTGAAAAGGTCAAATTTAACCACAGCCGATATCCTATCGTAGAGATGGCGGTAGCGTTTGAGCTTTTTATCGGCATGTTCCATGCCCATAAGTACAATGGGGGAGTTGGTGATATCATTCAGATCCCGCAGGATCTCCACAATGCCGCCACGGACAAGATAGTCAACCTCATCAACCAGCATGGGGCGTGGATTCTCAAGCAGTTGTTCCACGGCCTGATCAAACAGCGTATCAGAGCGGAAAGCCGGAGCTTCGCCAAGTTCTGCCACAATGTTTGAAAGCAGAGAACGTCTGGAAGAAATATCCTTTGCCCGTATGTAGGGGATATTGTTTTCAGCCGCGTACCACATGCCGGATTCTGTTTTTCCGGTTCCTGGAGGGCCGAAAGCCAGCATCATTCCTATGCGGCCACGGATAGGTGTACGCACTGCCTCAATTCCTGCCATAAAGCGCTGTACATTTTTGGTTATTGCAAAAACATCTTTCATTTGATATATTTTCTCCTGATTTAGGGTTTTATCTTGGTCGGGTGTTCTAGCACCCGACCGGCTTCTTTTATTTTTTTCTTAAAGGGTTGCTGATGAAGACACACTTTCATCACCGGCCACCCCGTATTCCTGTCGTAAATCTCCCACCAGAGTCAAATACATTTTGCCGCCTTCTTGTTTGTAATATTCATTTAAAAACTCACATTCCTCAGGGTGCAGAGGGCGGGGATCCGCACGAAGCTCTCCGTGCAGTAGATTGAATCGTTCGCTTTCGGTGCTCACCAGCTGATGGACTTTCTGCTTCTGTTTTTGTGGCTGTGATGCTGGATGGGGTTGTTTTGGAACCAGGGCCTCTGTGGGGAGAGGATCATGCCCGATCATTTGGATATCCTGATTGTTGTCTGTCAGTAATTGCCTATCAACTGCACCGGGATCTGCTTCTATGAGTAGATCTGAGGTGTCGGCATCCATGGTTATTCCAGTTCGTTCTGCCTCGATCTCTTCACGCTTCCTATCAACAAGTTTCAAACGTCCTTTAGCTCGCTGCTCTCGTGACCGTTCAATTTCTGCGACAGGGAAGAAATCTTTCTTATTACGATCAAACTGTGCCACACATATCAACCGTTGTTCCAGATCTCTAATACGCACTGCTTTGGGATCGTGAATGTCATATTCAACAATGATCTTTTCCCCGTGGTAATGCTCCAGGACGTTATCGTAATAGCTATTGTTAAAGATACTTACCTGTGCCCTGCGGGTGATTCGGATCACCTGGGGACGGAACAGGTCTTCAAGAATATTGACATCCAGCAGTGTCGGCTTCCATCCTTCACGGATGGTGGTAAACCAGGCCTCGAAAGGTGTCATATGGCGAATTCTTTCTGTGGCTGCATCTTTTACTTTTGGCAGGCCGCTGTGGGGCTTGTTGTTGTAATCAAGGATAGCCTGATTGCAGATTTCAAGGAATTCTGCCCAGGAGGGAAGGTTGGAGAGCCTGCATGTTCCGGTCTTTCGCACTTCTTTTTCGTGATCCAGGTAGACTGTACGTTTTGCCAGCTCATCCATGCCTGTTCCCACAAATGTTTCAAGCTTTCGTGCGGGAGTGATCCAGAGTTGCTGGTTTGTTTTTTCAACCAGTCCACGTCCCTGGGCATTACCTGGAATACCGGTATGGTGAGTGATTCCGGCACGGGAGAGGATGCCTGTTACTTCGTCTCCAAGCATATCTGCCATATTTCCTGCACCCTTATCTGTGTAAAGGATTGCAGGAACGCCGCCCCAGGGCTTTGATTCGTTGACGGTCATGGAATGGCGCAGGGCATCTGCTACGGTATGGGCAGATTCGGCAAGGCCTGCTGACCAGCCGAGTGCAACCTTTGTTTTCACGTCAATAACAGCACATACTTCCGGCTTGAAAGGACGACCATGCACAGGATGATTGACCTTGGCTTTAAAGCTGTGGCCATCGCATTGCACAACATCAAGAGGGAGCAGGTTGTCGGTGGAGCGCCGGATATAACCCTTAAAGCGTTTCATTGCTGGAGCACTGTGTCTGCCTTTTTCTCGTTCAAGGCGTGACCTGTTTTGGTGATAGCGGCGTACCTGGTGGTAGCTTGGCAGGGCGATATCTTCCGGCAGGATTGCTTCCAGTTCTCGCAGGGCTTCTGATAGTGATGGCTTTTGTGGACGATTGAAAACTTTGTGGAAGTAGGATGCCCATACTGGCACGTTATCTTTTCTGGCTGCTTTGGGAGCAAGGGCTGTGAGGCCATTTCGTTTAACTGACCGATGCCATCCTTTGACCATGGAAATGGAGAGGGTTCTGGTCTTTCCTCTTCTGGCATTGGCCTGTGGTACCAGTGCCTGAAGATGCTCTGGCAAGGTTCCTGTTTTTGCAAAGAGAACGAGCTTGTCGACTGCCTTACTGTATCCGTACAGTTCAAGCAGTCTTTCAAATTCTCGATAGAGTGCTAAACGTGCCGCAAAAATATCACGCTGCCATTTTTTAAGGCTGGTTAAATCGACTTTAATTTCTTCGTAGGCAATGATTTCGGTACTTGTTTGGGCGGGTAGTATGTTGTGCTGCTGATGGTACAGTTCGTCTCTGGTTACTTCTGGTAGTGCGTTGTAATGGTATTTCAGGCCACCGCCCTGGGTGCTGCTGTTTCTAGCAAGCCAGTTTTCACGCTTGGCTTTTCTAATGACGCCACTTTCCGTCTTTGGCATCCCCGACATTCCGGTCAACTCTTTTGCGCTATACCATCTTTCCATGATTACGCCCTCAGATTCTGAGGATCTTCCATCAGCTCTTTAAAAGCATCTGAAAGCAGGCTTGGTGTATCGTGACTGATAATAACTCTCCATTCGCCGCCAATGCTTTCTTCTATTACAAGTTCAGCAGGTCGCATGCGGAAGACTCGGAAGCTTGCTTTTTCCAGTTTTTCACGGTTGGACAGGTCCATGGAACACGCTTTTTGTTTTATTTCCTTAGGGCCTGCCAGAGCAACCAAATCAAGCAAGGATGAGAGGCTTTGGAAAATGATATTTCTGGATGTATTACGCCAGTTACTTGCATGCTCTGCTTTAACTTGTTCACAAAATGCTGCATAAGCTGCTGTGAATTCTTCACTGGAAAAATCCTTTCTGTTTTGTGTTGCCACTTTGGTGGACTGGTCAATCTTTATTTCCAGTTGTTTTCCGTGGTGTTTCAGTACGGCTTTTTTGACTGTTGTTGCTGTTATCTTGGGGAACTTACCTTTTTTAAATTGGGTGAGACGACGCTCTAGGATACTACCCCATACAATTGCCTGTTCTTTGGGCTCAAGGTTAGCCAGGGGGCGTGCTTGAGCTTCATTTATTGGTAAAAGAAAATTAGGATTGTCAGGAGAAACCGCACCAATTGGTGCGGTTTTGAGAGTTTCAATAACCTTCCCACTGGCTATCAGGCGCTCTGCGTGTTGCCGGGACATATCCCAAAGTTCCCGACAGTATCCTTCCCATGTCCTATTGTCCTGGTTGCGGTACAGACGTTTATCCCGTATCTCAGCAAGAGCCTCACCCACTTTTACGAAAGCAAGAAAGTTATCCCTTACAACTCCCTCCAACTCCTCAAGGAGGTTGACTTCACCAACAGTTAATGATTTTTCATTAATAATATTGTCGCTCATTCTCTTTCCGTTTTCCCTGGTTAATTGTTTTAGGCCGCAACCCGCATATCGTCTGGCAAGTCAAGGTCAGCTGCAGGACATCCCATTTCAAGAAGCTTACGCAAAACCTTTCTATCATTACGAAACCCATGCAAGGTTGAATGAACCTGGTTCATTGATTTATGACCAAGTTCTTTCTGAATATCGATCTGTCTGATCTCATTTGCCGCCAGCCATGCCAGGGCAAAGCGTCTGCTATTTCTGGCCGATGTTGTACTCATATTCAGCCTCCAGTTTCTTCATGTTTTTTCGGGCTGATTTGCCCCGGTGATACTCTTTTGCCCATGAGAGCAGTGTTACATCTGCCTCATCGATCACTTGCTCGCCAAGTGGATCCATCAGTACATGCATTGCGCTATTGTCTCCAATAGCAGCACAAAAAATCACCAGAGAGTTGGCTGCTGGCACATACTCCATGGCGGAAACGTTCAGCCACTTTTCAAACATGGTCATGGTCAGCCCCTTGCCATTCCCTTTCATCAGTCGTACACCGTAACGTCCAGCTAGGTCATTCATACGGTCGAGGATCTCCTCGCGAGACCACTGGCTATTCTTGGCGCAGTGGGCTATCTGTTCTTTCAGTGCCCGATTGATATTCAGGCTTGGCTGACTAAATAGAGAGAGTTGTTTTGTCATAAAAAGAACCTTTTAAAGAATCTCTCTCTGCGCTACTCTGAAGGACGGGACCAACCATCAACCATTTCACCCAGAGAGAGAAAATCATGCTACTTACCATTGCCAATTTCTTTGCTGCTTTCCTTACCACCATGGCCACTATCGCCATGGCTGTTTTTGCGTGGAGAATCCCAATGATCCTCAGAGAGGAAAAATACAAAGAGATTTTGTATGGAAGGAAATTCACCATTTACGACGAACTTCTTCTGCAAATCCCGACACTCTTTTATCTCGCTGCAGCGTTCCAGCATGGAACGAGCACAGAGCAGCGCATCCTCCATGAGAAAGAGCTGCTGGATCACCTGGTCAAATTCAAGATGACTATTGAAGGGACCTCGCATCTTCTCCCCGAACAATTCCACGTGGAGTGCATTAGCATTTATAAGTTGCTCAGACCTGAGGAGTTGGAGGTTTCCTTCCCAAGCCCTCTCAAGGCGCTTGAGGCGTGGGTTGAAATCGTAAATATTGCCAGATCCGACCAGGCCGTGGAAAAACTTACCAAGAGCATAACTGATACGCTTGGGCAGGGTTACTATCCAGACAGCGGCAAACTCTGATGCTGTGAGGGGCGGGATAGCGGTTATAGAAACGCAATATGCACAGGCATACCCAAATGCCAAAATCAGAAGAAATATTGTAAAAAACCAGACCAGTATTTCACTATCCATAACACCCTCCATTCACCATCCAAAAATGCCTGCAAAACTCACATTGTTTTTGGGCTGATTTGCTGGTATTCTTTTTGTAAATACCTGTGAAGTTTTCCACAGGTTGACTATTACTTTTTAGCACCATCGGGCGAGCTAGTCAACCAAAAAGTGCGGTCATACTTCTCGAACCGCACTTTTTTGCATTGTTTCGCTTTTTGTCTTCACAAAACCATTACTTAAGCGAAGTATGACCTGGAAAATTGCGGTCATACTTCCGGTCACCAGTTTCCCAGAGAACAATGACGTCAAAAACAGACACATTTCATGAAAGATTACGGCAATTGATTGGAAAAAAGTCCGTGAGCTCGTTCGGACGAAGGTGCGAAATAGGGGAGAGCACGTTTAGGAAATATCTAAAGGGAGGCATGCCAGGCCTCGACAAACTTGTCGCCATAGCAGAAGCCGGCAACGTCAACATAGCATGGCTGGCAACAGGAGAAGGGCCAATGCGCCCAGGGGATAAGGTAGAAGAGAAGGAAATAATAAAAAAAGAACAACCTGCCATATCGGCAGATTACGACAACTTTCGCATTTCAGAAAAAATGCAGAAAACCGTAGAGATACTTGAATCAGACACAATATACCGCCCATCCCTGGCCGCAAACATCGACGCATTCCACCACGGCATGACCCAGGAAAAAGTAGTCCAGGAACAACAAGCCCAGATAGCAGCCAACCAACAACAAATAGCCAACCTGGAGGCCAGGATGGCTGTTTTGGAAAAGTCCATTGCCTGTGCTACGGTTACCCCAGACAACTACAAGATAACCCCAAAATCAAACGGGAACAGTGCCGAATAGTCGCATTTTTTTTAACAAGAAATACACAATGCAACTAACTAATATAAATTAGAAAGGAGGGTAATAGATGTTTGGACTTGACGCTTCTGCCGGCCTTGTCGCAATTATAGTGATTGTGGGATTTTTCTTACCATTTATCATCAACGCAAGCCTCGCCAAGAGCAGAGGAAAAAGCATTATCCTAATGCTCCTACTCACATTGATTTTCTCCTGGATTGTGACCCTTATCCTCGCATTTATGCCAAAAGTCTCTACTTCAACAGAATATCAAAAAGGGTAAAGTATGTTAAAATGTTTTACAATACTAGCCGTATGGACACTTACAACATCAATGGCAATTGCCGAAATCAGTAATAAAGAATACGCCAAATGTGCTGCTATTGAAGGGGCTTTGGTGCGCCTAGAATGTTTCGATAACCTAGCCAGAGATAAGCAACTAGATGAAGAACAAGTAGTCTCCACTGGGTTCATAGGAAAGTGGACAGTGTCAGAAGATATAAATCCTATAGATGATTCGAAGACTGTAAGGCTCCTTTTGTTCGCAGATTCTGAAAAAGGGAAAAAGGGTAAACCAATTTTTGCCATTGCAAGATGCAAAAGAAACAAAACTGAGTTGTATATTTCCTGGGGAGATTATTTAGGTGGCGCTGAAATTAAAACCGTCACCAGGGCAGACAAACAAAAAGCAGTAACAACAAATTGGCATGTTTCGTCAGACAATCAAGCTGCCTTCAATAATGTGACAAAGTTAGTTCTAAACCAAGTGCAAAAACTTTACTTGTAGTGCTTTTTCCTTTTGCATTTGCTTTAACACTTATTTCAACTAAAAATTTAATTTTTCTAAACCATTTCACAACCTTTTAACTTTTCTTTTCAATTATAGCTTGGTTCTAATACACTTACCCCCTTACAGTACAGTGAAATCAATACCTGTGCCAGTGATGTGGCTAATGTGATCGGCAGAATGGATGACAGATTTAAC